ATGGCAAGGCAACATTCCAGAAACCGAAATCCTATGGCTCAGTGATCCGAATCCGGCGAACCCGTATGGGCGAGGGAGTGGCCTGGGCAACGTGTTAGCCGACGAACTTGAAACCAATGAATATGCAGGTCGTCATCTACGCCAATTCTTTTTCAATCGCGCACGACCAGACCTCATCATCTCGCCGAAACAAAAGAGTGGCACTGATTCACCGCTTCGACCCGAAGAGGTAGAACGGCTGGAACACGACTGGTTGTCAAAGAACCAAGGCTTCTGGAGAGCCTTCAAGCCCTACTTCGTCAGTCGAGAGATTGAGGTCAAAGAACTCGCTACCGACTTTCGGTCGATGCAGTTCAGCGAACTGCGGTCAGCGCAACGAGACATCATCATCCAGACGTTCGGTTTACCGCCTGAGATTCTTGGAGTCATCGAGAACTCAAACCGCGCCACCATTGAAGCGGCTGATTATATGTTCGCCAAGTATGTCTTGACACCTCGCTTGGAGTTCTTGCGGTCAGTGTTTCAAGAACGGCTCATTCCTGAATACGATGACCGACTGATTGTCGATTACGAGTCACCTGTGCAGGAAGACAAGCGGCACGAACTGGAAGCCGCCAAAACCAATAGCTCTGTTCTGACGATTGATGAATGGCGCGAACTCGCTGGTTACGACCCACTCTCAGACGACAGAGGCGATGTTCACCTGATGCCAGCGAATCTGCTAGAGGTGTCGCTTGGAAATACTCCACCACGCACAGAAGTGGTTGACCTTGGCAAACCTGCCGCGCCTGAAACACCAGCCACCACCCCACCACCTGTGAAGGCATATAACGAAGCAGACAAGAAAGCTGAAGGCGATGATCTTGATGATGGGCTTCCGACACTCATCAGACTCGCTGACAGACGCGAAGGGTCAATGCGGCGACGACTCCTGAGTGAATGGAAAGGTATCGAGGAATCTATTTCGCTGGAAGACTTAGTGGTAGCTGTTAAAAGCAACCGCGTGATGACTTTTATCGATCCGATACTCCAAGAATGGCTCGACACGATGAGCAAGCTCCAAGACGAGTTGGCCTCCATGTGTCTGCGTGGGGCCACATTTGCTGCCGACCAGACAGGCATTCAACTGACACAGAAGGACACAGGCAAGCAGATTACTGTCGGCATAGGGCCGATTAGTTTTAATCTCGTCAACAACGCGACCGTCGATTATGCGAAGAAAGAGGCCGCTCTCTTAATTAGCGAGATGGGAATTGAAAACAAGAAAACGATCCAGTCCATTATCGCCACGTCAGTGAAAGAGGGATGGGGTTCGGACAAGACGGCACGTCATATCCGAAGTGCGGTCGGGCTAACCGCTTTCTATAAGAATGCCGCTATCCACAGAGAAGAAGGTTTGCTCAAGAAAGCCGCCAAGCGTCGCGGTGTGACGGTCGAAGAACTGGGAGTGAAGTATCCGAATGACGTAGCGAAAATCGCAGGACAGGTATACCGCATCGAAGGCTCCTATAAGCGAATGAGAGCCAAGCTAATCGCTAGAACTGAACTGGCGAAAGCGGCCAATGCCGGACAGAACATTCTATGGCAGCAAGCCGTTGAAGGTAATCTGCTTGACCGAGATGATGTTGAACGTGAATGGCTGACGGCTGGCTACGACGTTGACCCACTCTGCGTAGAACTCGAAGGAGAGAGGATCAGCATGGATGCCGGAGCCATCTTTCCGAACACTTCATCCAAGCTGAATCCCGATGGTGTAACCGCACCGCCCGTCCATCCGAATTGTCGCTGTGCGTTGGTGCTGGTTGAGAAAACCACCAGGGAGAAAGCTCAACAGCCCAAACAGAAAGCAAGTGCCACCCGAAAGCGAACAGCATCAAAGAGAAAGACTACCAGTGAATCAAATAAAGCAAAGAGCAAGTCAGCAGGTCGTCGAACATCCACTAAACGCTAAGTGGGAAATCCTTGACGCGGCCGCTGGTGAGCTAGATATATCGCCACGACGTAAACGGCTAGCGATTATTGGTGGGATGCCGTTACGGTATGCGTTGCCGTTTGATGATCCAGACCTTGAAGTGTGGTCCTGTAATCTGGTGATGTGCCTTGACCCACAAGAACAATTGCGTGCTGACAGGTGGTTTGAATTGCATCCGATGTCCGTGCAAAACGAAGACGATATGCGATGGATACATGAAAATCCTAGACCGCTCTACACGTTGGCACATGAGCCAGATTTATCCAATGCCTTGAAGTTCCCAATGGACAAGATCGAAGCGATGGGATTCGCGGATTATTTCTCCTGTACATTTTCCTATCAGATAGCACTGGCAATGGTGGAAGGCTTTGAGGAGATCGGGCTGTATGGTGTGGACTTGGTGTTCGGTAGTGATCGAGAACGTGAAGTGGAGCTTCCATCAGTCGCTTACTGGCTTGGACTCTTTCAGGGTCACGGTGGTCGAATCGCCTTCCCTGACCATAGCTCGACTCTTCATCACCCACACCGCTACGGCTATGAGTATTGGAAAGAAAAGCGGTGGACTGAGCAACGAGTCAGAAATCTAAATCTTGACCGTACCTCACACGTTGAACAGGTCAGGCAACTTATTGCTCGCGGCCAAGATGGTCGCACCGTAGGCAACTGAACAACCGAATGCCTAGCGGAGTCTTGGGCCATCGTTGGATGTTTCCGATGCTTGATTGTCGTGTGTATGACGGCGATACGCTGATGGAATTACGACTTGACTTAGGGTTCAGTGCCACTCTAACAGTCACAGGCAGACTCTACGGTATCAATACGCCGGAAGTTCGTGGTCCTGAACGTGACAGAGGAATCGTTTCGCGTGACTGGTTGATGAAGCAAATGGACGAAGCTGATAACGTTATGATTGAGACACGCCCATCAGGTGAAAAGGCTCAGGGCAAGTATGGCCGCTGGTTGGTGACAGTGTGGGCTGATGGTGTGAATTTGAACGAGTCAATGGTCGAAGCAAAGATGGCCGAGAGAGCTACTTACTAGATGCCAAGTCGGACGGCGTCTGTCGCGAGGGCAGTACAAACAGAACTCAAACGCTGGCAACCCTTGATTGACGAATCCACAGACCTGCGACAGGTTCATATTTCAGTGCGGTTGCGTCCCGGTTCGTGCGATACGCGGTCAGTGGTGGTGGGTATGGAACACGAACGCTCAACAGAATCAAACAATGACGACGGATAAACATTGACAGGATAGTCGTGTTTGAGGCAGAATATCTATCAGTTCTGCTCTCCGCACGAGGATGAGGCTTGCGGTGGAGATTGACGTACTGTCAATCTGTGCCGCTTTTTTTGTGTCTGAATATATATGAGCGACCATCACATGCCCACAGTGCTTGATCTAGCCGATTGGAAGAAACGAGTCCAAGGTGGTGACGATGGCACGCAAACGATTGTCAGAAAACAAGCCATCGCTAATGCAGAAGATGTCGGTCAACGCCAGATTAAGTTCACCATCTCGACAGGTGACGTTGACCGTGAGAACGACCGACTTCGATCTGATGGATGGGTGTTGAATGCGTATCGCAAGAATCCGGTGGTCATGTTCGCGCACGACTACAAGCAACTCCCTGTGGCGAGAGCCGTATCCATTGAAGAACACGAAGGCACACTCGTCTCGACGGCTGAGTTTGCAACGGCAGACCTGAATCCGTTCGCCGATACGGTGTATCGGATGATCAAGGGCGGCTTCTTGAATGCGGTGTCTGTTGGATTTAGGCCCCAGAAGTTTAAGTCCACCGAGCGAGACAACGGTCAGCAAGGGTTCGACTTTGAGGAACAAGAACTCCTTGAATACAGCGTGGTTCCGATTCCGGCCAACCCTCACGCCCTCATCGCCGCCTCAAAAGACGGTATCGATGTCGAGCCAATCACGGCATGGGCGAAGTCTTGGCTGACACAAGCTGAACCTGCACCAATTGAATGCAAAGGGATGGTGCCTGATAACCCTCAGAAGTATGGGCTGGCCCCTATAAATGAAGCATGGAGTCGGCCATCA